CTATTGATGAAGCAATAAAATTATTAGAGTCTAAAAAAACAATTGCATTAAATCCCGATTGGTGTCAACATCCAGACACATGCATCAATAAAGTGTGCATAGGTCATCCAAGGGATTGCGAAGAGGATAATAGATAGATATTAACAATTTAAAAATCAATTTTATATGAATAATTTAAACGAATTAGCAAAACAATTTCACGAACGAGCAAAAGCAAAAGGTTTTTGGGACGAACAAAGAGAGATAGGAACTTTATTAATGCTTATGGTTTCTGAACTTTCCGAGGCTTTAGAAGCAGATAGAAAAGGACAATATGCAAAAATTGACGATCCACAATTTATTATTGATGGTAAAACCATTCGTGAAGATTTAGATTTAGCTACTAAAGAAAACGACATGGTGAAATTTGAGGATATATTCAGAACTCAAGTGAAAGATACTTTTGAAGATGAGATGGCAGATGTATTTATTCGATTATTTGACTTTATCGGACAAAGAAATATAGATATTGAAAAACATGTCGAATTTAAAATGCTCTACAATCAACTAAGAGCATATAAACATGGCAAAGCTTATTAAACTGTTTACTAATAAAAATATAAACGCTATTAACAATTTAAATAGGAGAAAAACACAATGACACTAATCAAAAAAGTAGAAGCGGTACCGATGAAATTAAGTCGGTTTCTGGCAGAATATAAAAATGAGCATTACATCGGTGAAGATAAGGATGGGTATTTAACCACCGATAAGGAAGGAGTCGAAGTTTGGGTAAATGCAGAGCATGTTGGGCCGGGGAAGTTGTATGAGATAGGGTAATGACTAATTAATTTTTTTAGTAGTTTTGTATTAAATTTCAAATAAGACATTTATACATTTTTTATGGCACCACCAAAAGGACATTTAAAATGGGGGAACCCAATAAAACCAAAAAAATACACACCTGAACAATTGTGGAATGGAGCTTGCGATTATTTTGATTGGTGCGAAAATAACCCTATTATTATCATTGAGCAATCAAAAATGCCTCAGAGGCTTGATGCGTCAATGATTAAGACAATGAAGCCGGCAATGGTCAAGGCTTTTTTAAAACAAACTATTGAAATGCCTCATCAAAGAGCATATAGTATTGAGAGACTGTGTATTTACTTGAATATTAGTAGGGAAACATTTGATAGATATTCGAAGGATGAAGGTTTCGAAACATACTATGACGTTTGTCGCGCGATAAGGGAAATTATTAACAATCAACATTTCGAAGGTGGCATGACCGGAACATTTAATGCTGGAATTGTGACGAGAAAATTAGGTCTTATTGATAAAAAAGATATGACCAGTGACGGAAAACAATTGATGCCAAATATTATTGTTCAAGATCAAAAAACATCGGATGAAATTAATAGATTAATTAACAAATGAAAGTTTGATCGGCGAAGCAATCGCATTTTTAAAAGTAAAATGGTCTAAAAACTTTAAAAATGAAAACAACATCCGTTTTTTCACGAAATATTTCAGCTTATAATGGAGATGCATATCTTATAACTAACCAAGGCGGAACCAGGTCGAGCAAAACATATTCGATACTTCAACTGCTTTTTATTATTGCGCTATACACAAAAAAACCTTTAATAATTTCGGTGGTTTCTTATGCCCTACCTCACCTTAAGCTGGGTGCAATGCGGGATTTCGAGAATATATTAATCGGAGAAGGATATATAATTAATGAGGTTAAGAATATATCTGAATCATATTTTAAGATAGGTAGCTCAATTGTTGAATTTTTTGGAACCGACAATTTGGGCAAGGTACATGGACCTGCCAGAGACATACTATTTATCAATGAAGCTAACTATGTTAAGTATGACATATATGATCAGCTAGCTATCAGAACAACTGGAGCAGTGTTTATTGATTATAACCCTACCAGGCCATTTTGGTATCATGAAGAAATACAAGGTAAGGTTAATCATGCCTTTGTGCAATCTACATATATTGACAACGAATTTTTAACGGCTGCTCAAATCGAAAGGATAGAAGCTAAAAAGAATAATCCTATTTGGTGGGACGTTTATGGACTTGGAAATCTTGGCAGGCTCGAAGGGGCTATATTGCAGAATTGGGAATTTGGGGACTTTGATGAAACATTACCTTACGGCTACGGATTAGATTTTGGCTCCCGTGATCCAGATGCGCTTATTAAATGTGCCCCTGATAAAAAAAATATGAGGCTATATTGGAAAGAGGAAATTTATCAAAATGGGCTATCTACAGGACAACTTGGGCAATTAATCAAATCAAGGGAAGTGGGGAATAAACTAATCATTGCTGATTCTGCGGCTACTCGAACGATACTTGATTTAAAGGGGCAAGGATTAAACATTAAACCCGTATCCAAGGGTTTAGTAAATGACGATATTAAGATGCTGTTAGATTGGACTATAATAGTTGAGCCGTCATCGTTTAACTTACAGAAGGAACTTAATAGCTGGGTTTGGCTCGACAAGAAAGGAGAGATTCCACTTGATTCAGACAATCATCTCATAGATGCAGGTAGATATATTAGTCGTACATTTATCAAACCTACAGTCAAACATAAGACTAATAAGGCCTTGTAACTATTTGATAATTTTTCCGTATAATGTATAAAAATAATAATGCTATGAAAACAATAATACTTTTAACTACGTTTGTTGTAATTGCTGTATGGTCAGTTTCTTGCTCTAAAGATGATGATCAGGTGCAAGTTTATCAGTTTAAACATGTTAGATTTCAATTAAAAGCAAATATTGGAACTATAGTTTATGCCGAATACGTAAATAGTGAAGATTCCGCTAATAGTAGAATTTTTATTAATGATGAATTTGTAGGTATGTCATATAAAGATACGTCTGCATATTTTATAAGTGAGTATGAATATATTAACATCCGGTTTAAAACTAATGATGGCAAAAAATATATTTCAGAAGATTTTCACGTTGAATACGATAGTATTATGTTAAAGATATATGATCCAATTAAATATTAATGATACAGATTGACTCTATAACACTTAATAAATATTTTGAACTCGAAGATAAAACAGAGTATAACTTTGTAATAAATTATTCTCATCAGTTTAATGAGCCGATTGATGAGTTTAGTATCGGGGATTTTAAAAACCTGTCATTTGGTATAATCAAGGATTTGCAAGATGATTATTCAGAAGGTATGACATTTGAAAAAATGATCGACCATATAACTAACACGTTTAATATAAAAGATATAGGCAAACATAATCTTGATAAAGTGTGTAGACTTATTGCCTACATACGTACGTCTATCCGCGAAATTATGCTAGTTGAAGCACAATCATTGGCTTATGAATCAACATCTATAGATCATGATGCCGGAATGGGCGATTTTGAAGTCCTTGGCGTGTATATGCAATTTCACGAATTAACCGGGGGAGATATTACTAAGTATGATTCAGTCAGACAAACACCATATCATCTATGTTTTACCGAATTATATACTCGTAAATTGATCTATGATTATCAACAACGCATAGATCGCCTTAGACGTAGTACTAAGTAGTTATTTTTCCAATTAATCTAATTATATATGATATTTGCATATTTTTGTTTAAAAATATGCTATGACTTTTTTTTCGCTCATTGATGTTATAAGACAGTATTGTACAGATAATAGCATTTCATTCATATATGGCAATGATGCGTATGCTAACGCTTTATCCGGTAATTCAATTATTGCTAATCAATTAATTTTAGTTGCTGATTTTTCTTGTAAACCGACCTTGGCCGGTGGGCGTATTGTTACTGTAACATATTCAGGGGTTATCATGCTAGGCTCCAAATGCGAGACTGCTACAATTAATAACATAGAGGTTAGCACAGAGAGTTCGCTCTCAGAAACTCCTATTGAAAAATATGATAATAGGCTCAAATTATTGACTACAAGTTTAATGACTATACTATGTGACTTGACTTGCCAAAATGAGATTGAAGTTTCCGACATTGATATTAAGTTCGATCTAAATAAATTCGATTTGAACGCTGACTTTGTTGCCGCAACAATAACAATAACTCATTGACAATGACAATAAAAGAAAACATAGAAGCTTGGTGTGATAAAACAATAGTTAATCTTAAGCAAGAGTATCAAGATCAAGGCCGGCGTGCATCAGGTGAATGGGAAAGGGCTTTGAAAAGTAATATAATTGAAACAAAAACAGGCTATTCAGTAATTATAGAAGGTAAGGATTATACTTACTGGATGGAAAACGGTCGCCGACCAAGTGTTAAGTTTCCACCGATTCAGGCAATAAAAAAATGGATTAAAGACAAAGGTATTATAGCACAAGGAATTACTGAAAATAGTTTGGCATTTTTGATTGCTCGTAAAATTGCGCGCGAAGGATATAAAGGAAAGCCTGTTGTTGCCAATGTTGTTACAAAAAAATGGATTGATGAATTACTTAATTCTATTAATGTCGCATACATAAGTCAATTAAAATCAGATATTTTAAAAGAGTTGCAAAATGG